ACTTTGAGAGTGGTTGATAATCTTCCCAGTTTAGTTCTTTATTTTCCAAGTAATCCTGACAGACTTGGTGAAAGTCAGTTCCTCTTGCGGTTGCTCTTTTTGTGATTCGATTTGCTTCTTCAAGTCCTACACGTTTTCTCCAATCAATAAAAATTTGACGATTGAAAAAAGAAGTTACACTGGTAATTGAAGGAACCCAATCTCCATTTGGAAGATTGTAAAGACGCATACCGTCTGATTCCTTTTTTTCCAACTCAAGATCACCTAAAAAATTGTAATGGATAAATTTCATACGTTTTTACATCTAATATATGGGGGTGGAGATACCGAAGATTTTAGACTTCGTACAAAAAATACTTGTGTGAGTCTAAAATCTTCGGTATCTATTAAAAATTCAGACTGAGTATGAAAATAATCGCCAGGATAGCACACTATCCTATTATATACATTCTTGATATCTAAAGTTTTTTCAAACATGAAGGTGTGTTTCATTTTTATTTTCAAATATTCATCTTCGGAAAGTTTACTTCTATGTCCATAAAAATCCTTTTTTAGATTATCAATTCTTAAAATACTGTTATTGTTGTAATCTTGATTACATTTTTCCTTAATTCTATAAATTGATGTTCCAGAATCTAAGTTTGGTATTGGATTTAAATATACAACTGCCGCAAGACAATCGTAAGAATCTCTATGTATCCATCCAGAATTAATAATCTTTTTGTTGAAATCAGAACATTCATATGGGTATATTTTTTGAAAATTTGTTAGAACTTCCCATTCAAAATTTCCCACTTTAAGATCAAAAAATATGGAAAAAAGTTTTTTACAAGAAAAAACAAAGAGATCTGGGTTAATTAAACTAATATAGTTTGATCTAACCCCAGGATATTGATCCAAATGTTCCCTAGAATAATCTAAAGATAATGCATATTCTCGGATTGCATCAGGATTTGGATAAAAATTATCCATACATGTTACAGGAAAATTCATAATTTAAAAATTAAGTTCCATTTTTGCAATAAGATATTCTTTAATTAATCCAGATCTTATGACATCATCAACACCAAACTCAACAATTCCAAATGATGGCATCGCACGAATAATTTTCATAAAATCAATTATACCATTTTTTTCATTTAATCTCACCAAATCACTTTGAGATGCATCACCACAGAAAAGAATTTTAGTATTCTCACCAACACGAGTAATTATACTATCAAGTTCGTGAAAATTCAAGTTTTCTAATTCATCAACTATAATAATACAATTATCTAGAGTTGTTCCACGAATAAATGAAGTGCTCCAAAAACTGATTGTTTCTTGAGATTTTAAATTACCATAGAGCATTTCAAAATCAGCATCAGAGGGCATCTGAAACATATACTTTACCATATTTTTGTATGGTATTTGGTATAGTAATGATTTATCTTCGTGAGAACCAGGAAGAAATCCTATCTCTCTGGTGGGAACAAGAGACCTTACAATATAAATTTTTTCATATGGTGTATATTCATTTAGAACATCTTGAAGTGCCTTGAAGAGGCATAGAAAAGTTTTTCCTGAACCAGCAACACCATGAGCAACCAAATGTTTTCCTTCATCATACAAAGCAAATAAATTTCTTTGATTTTCTGTAAGTGGTTCAATATTTAAAAGTAATTCTGAATTGATTGGTTTTTTTCTTTTTACTTGCTTAGCAGTGATACCAGACCCGATGAGTTGGTAATTGTTGTTGCTTCTTCTTTTTCTTGTCATTCTTTTTTAGATTGGTTTTACTTTAGACCCAGGAGCCTTTGATGCACGATCTAAAACTTCATTCCATCCAGGTTTTTTCTTCACAAGTGTATCCATCCATTCACCAAGTTCTACACCAGAAGCACATCCTTCTGACCAATCTCTTTGCCACTCTGGATGATTTTCATACCATTCAGTGATGTCATGAACACTCATTTCAATCGCTTTTTTTTCACCAGTCTCTTTATTTACAATCGGATAAATTGCCATTTGTTACAAATAATATACAGAGGTATTTATTCTAGTGTGATTGCACTCTGATATTCGCAGGGGTTACAACTCTCACGAGTCCAGTTAAGAGCAGAAGAGATTGTTGGAAATTGACAAGTAAAGATACAACGAATTGCCTCTGCGATTTCCTTATGCTCTGCTTGAGTTCCGTGAGCACTACGAAGGTCTATGTAATGTATCCAGGATCTCACACTCCCACTCATATAAAGACGTGTCTGTGTTGCCTGTGGGAGCACGAAGCGAGCACATTCCTTTGCGACACCGGCATCTAACATTTCTTGATAAAGTAAAATTGAGTCTCTGAAATGTTTTTCAATTTGAGTCTGAAAATAAGCACTCAGATCTGCCGGTAAATCGTCGGTTGAGTTTTGACGATTTTTAGTATCCTGCCTTCGCAATTCTGGAACTGGAATTTCTAATTGTAGTTCTGTGCTGTCGGCATATCTTTGTGAGAACTGCTGAAAGGTGAAACTACGATGACGAAGAATTTGTGTTGCAATTGCAAGTGAAGTATTGATTTCTACTGTTAGAAATGCGTGTTCAAAAATACTCCAGTGTTGATTTTGAATACAATACCTTAGTAATCCAGCAGAAGACTTGTTGAATTGATTTTTTGGATTACTAACACGAGCACAATATGCAATGTGTCTTTCTGCATTTGAAGTTACAGAAACTAATTTAACAGATTCAGTCATGGAAACCAACTTCCCTTTAATGTTTTATAAGATTCACGCAATGATTTAGTCAATTTTTTGATTTGGGAGTATGCTTCTTCTGTAGTGATTTTTCCACTACTAGCAAGTGAAGAAATATAACCAACGTGAGTTGCATAAACACTCAAATTGTTTTGTGCCGCAATGTCCAGAAAATCCCCATCTCCTGTAGGAGCAGCAAATAAAAATTTTTCAAGATCTTTATTCATTTCGTTTTTAGTCGTCGTCATCTTCAAATACCTCATCGTAATCATCTATGTCTCCAATACGTGAAGCAACTGCTTCATGTGCGTAAGATTCTGGACTTGAATATATTTCTGTTTTTAAGGAATCAACAAGGAGTTCCAGATTTTTAATAATGATTTTAAGTTTATCTTGATTCATAGGTTTTCATCTATAGCAAAGACATTATAGAAGAAAATAGAAGAAATGTCAAGTTCAATATTTAATGATTTCAAAGACACCATCCTTTTCTACAAGTGCAGAACAAGTATCTGTCCAGTCTCCGGCACACATATAAATTGTTCCCTGATACTCACGAATATTTGCATGATGAATATGTCCGGCAATCACACCATCATATTCTCCAATTCTTCTTACGTGATGTATCAAATCCATTTCATACTTATTAATAAACCTTTTACCTCTTGGAATTGATTTGAGAAAATTAATCAAAGAAAACCCAAAAATCTTGTTTAGAAAAATATTCAAAGGTGTGATTGTTTCATATCCCCAGTTCATAAAATATTGCTTCCAGGAACCAGATGAAAACTCAGAATAAAAATCACCATGAATACATAAAAACTTTTTGTTTTCAGTGCTATGATGAATATAAGAATCACAAATAATAAGATTTTGATGTAGATAAAAAGAACTGGTATTTACATATTTTCTTGCGACTGCATCGTGATTACCAAGAATATAAATCACTTCTGTTCCTTTTCTGGATAAATCTATGATTTTTTCAACTGCTTTTGTATGTTGAGTTTTCCATAGGGTATTATATTTTTCTATACAATATATGTCTATAATATCTCCAACCATTACAAGTTTTTTTGTATCAAGTTGATTTAAAAACTTGATAAACTTATCGATATTACATCGGTCGGTTCCGAGATGAACATCTGAGATGAAGACGGTATCGTGAGTCATCGCTCTATGTAAGAGAGTGTATGGTTTGTTGGGTTAAGTTGTTGAATAATCATATCACAACTCAATTTTGGATCAGAATCTCCACATGTGTAGCAATCTGCTGCTGCCTTTCCTTCTTCTGGCCATGTATGGATGCTAATATGACTTTCTGCAAGTAGGCATATTACAGTTGCTCCTTGCGGATCAAATTTTTTAAAAACTGTTTGAAGAACTGTTGCACCACTCATAACTGCTGCTTCTTCAAGTAATCTTACAAGATAATGCTCGTCATTCAAAAGAACAAACGAGCATCCATACAGATTAAGTAAGTAGTGCTTTCCCATTAGTTTACCGGATCTTCTTGTGCTTCTTTAATCAATGAACTCATATATGACTCAGTTCCGTCCATTGTTTTCACAGCAAAAAGAGGAGACTTCATATATTGCTTAACTTTTTTATATTTTTTCAAAAGTTTTGATACTTCATCATCATTAAGAATTACTTTTACTTTATTGTTTTCAAATCCCACAGTCATCTTTTTCTCTTCTTTTCTGGTATTTTATATCCCCATGACCTGGGACTTATTGTTCCATATCCATATTTAATCTTTTGAAGTGCTCCTGAACCGTATTTATCATAATACATATCAAAAATATTTACTTGTTTACTCGCACGGCAGAGATCAAGATATTCTTTACCTTCGGACACATACCAAACCAAATATGCATCAAGAGGAAAAGTTTTATCCTTTGTATCTTCTAATTCTATCCTTTCAAGTAATATATCACACCCATAATGAGAAGGTAGAATTTCGGATTGGTTTGAATCTAATTCCATTTTTCCCTTCTTAATAGTGTTTTTGTTCACAATACCTTGACTCATCAAGAACGTCCTCCCCATACAATATCAGGATATGCCTCTTTTACATTTTCGAGACTAATCTTATATTTTGTTTGAAGTTTTTTATCCTTTACGAGACATAGAACTTCAGATTCTTTGGAGTGTAGACCTTGGAGCATATTAATAAACATCATCTCTCTACGAGTTGTAGAAAGATTATGATTACCACCCTTTACAAAATGATAAAGATTTTGATATTCCCTTCTTAATGAAGTTCTTCCTCTTCCCTCGAGATCCTGCATTGTAGCAGCCTCACCACCATTTGCCTCACGAATCAAGTTATCAGAAAGATTACCGGAATAAACATTCTGATCTTTTAGATTACCATAAGGAACATCTCCTTCGGGAAGAAGAGATATTACAGTTTCATCAAAGTTCCAAATAAAAATGGCCTTTAACGAATCATGTTCATAGGTCTTGAGAACCTCAATTTTTTTTGCGTTTGACCTTTGTTTAGATGCTAAGTCTAAAATCTCAAAGATAAATGGATTGGGAGGAAGAGTTTCAATTGGTTTTTCACTCGTCGTCTTCTTCTTCGTTGTCATCATACTCTTCATAATTGTTTTCAAATCTTACAGATACCACCTCATCGGGAATTATTTGTCCATTTTCATCAAAAAACTCTGGGTGCAAATATGGAGTTCTTGTTTCGAGAGCATGTTTATATGCTAACCATCCTATAACTCCACCAACCATAAAAAATAACAAAGTGAGCATTGAAAAAAATGCGGTTACATATGCTGGTTCCATTTTCCTTCTCCAGAGAGTTTATTTTTTTCTTATGTCAAAGTGAAATTCAATAAAGAAATTAAACTCTCTCTGAAAGAGTATAATCATTTTTCCAAACTTCACTTGAAAAGTTTTTGGTGCTAATGATTCTCTCCTCCTATTTCGAAGTAAAAGTTCAACACCCCGATTGATTTGGTGTTCATTTTTATTTATATCTACATTACCATGATCCATCAAATCATTTTTTTTTCTCTTAAATATTGAATTGTATCAGAACATCCTCCAATATGTTGTTTATCATAAATCACTTGAGGAAAAGTTGAACCCTCTCCAAACTCTGCATAAAATTGATTTCTATCAAAGTCTCTTCCAAGATTATAAACTATATATTTGAGTTCGGAAAGTTGAAATACTTGTTGAATCTTGTTACAGTATGGGCAACCATCCTTTGAATAAATTGTGAAGGTCATAATATAAGTAAAATTGGTATAATAATTGATAAATGTGCAATGATGAAACCTCCAAAAAGTGCTTGAAGGTCAATATTTTCAGGTTTCATTAAATTGCATTGTTTCTTCGGGACCTATACGTATATAGATTTGAGTTAGTTTTTGGTTTCATCCAATTAATTATAGCATCATATCTTTGTTCTGTAAAGAATTCTTGATTATAATACCATTGTTCCCAATCAGTATGAGACTTGGAATTATTACAACTTCGACAACAACAAACTACATTTGTAAGAAAATCACTTCCACCTTTACATTGTGGAACTATATGATCGATTGTTAAATCTTCTGTGCTCTCACAATAAGCACATTTGTGTTTCCATTTGTCTTTGATTAATTGCCTCCAAATTCTTTTTGCATCTGATGAACTTGTTGTTTGAAGATTAAACAAATAGTCCGAAGAAGAATTATAGAGTTCCATTTAGGAAAGCATCTATGATTATTTATTATGTTTTATTTTACAAGTACCTCTTCTTCATTCTTCATAACTACTCCATTATAATA